CGAAATTCAGCGGCGTAATCGCCCGTTTGCCTCGGCGTATCGAGAACGCCGAGGTCGTTCTGGGGTACAGCGTTCCTACACGATACGGGGCCACCAAATGCGCCGTCTGGGAATTTGACGGCTGGCCTATCCACGTGCTCGGGGGATCGCCAGAGATGCAAATGGCTTTATTTTGCCTGTTTCATCGGGTTGCGCCGCCGTTGTGGATGTGCGGCAAATCGCTGCGATTCGTGCAGTCCAACTGGATGTTTGCCGGCGGAGCCGAGGTGGTCAGTGCCGATGGTAATATGGCGACCCATCTGGCAAACCGCCTGGCGGCATTCTGGTCGGTTCAACCAGGTCGCAAGGGACACTGGACGAGGTTGCGAGAGATCGGGCGAGGCGCTGAGCATGATGCGCCATACAAGGCGTTTAAGATCTCGATGCAGCATATTCGGCAGGTGTGGGTCGAGGTCATGGGGGAATGTCATACACCGCACTGACTGAAGTCAGGCGGCTTGTCTGCTCTGTCGGACAGGCCGAGGTATGACCAGACCCCTGGGTCGGTTTGTACCCCCGAGGGGCTGAGAATGGCGCACAGCGCGTCTGGGGGTAACTGTAGGATTGTTTTGGTTGATTGTGATGAAAGAAAGGTAAGACAATGAAACTCTCGTGCTCACAGGAACAGCTCAAGCGCGGCCTGGCCACCGTTGGGAAGCAGCAATGCGCTGCCGTTGCCGACGCCGCTGCCGCGCCAGAGATGGTGTGCCCTGCGTGCGAAGGGGCACTGGAATGGGCAGAAGAAGATGACCAGGAGGCGGCGATCTGCACGATGTGCGACGAAACCTTCTTTGCCTGCCCCAGGTGTGGGCAGTGGCTTTCGTGGACGGGAAAGCATTGGGTATATCAGTCTCACGCCGACCTCGAACCCGAGGTCTTTCTTGAGGCTGACTGCTTGTGTGGACATAGTGAATGGATACGGATTCAGTGAGCTTGTCGTGCTGGTAGGAGAGGCATACCGCGAGCCACTGGCACGGCTGCTCACAGTGCAGCGATGCGTGGTCTATACGCCGCTGGTGGGTCTGGGCATCGGGCAGCAGATGGCCTGGTTGAAGACCCACCTGGTGCATTTTGGGGAGCGGGCGTGATTCATACCCTGGTAACAATGTTTAGCTGATTGTAGAGGCAAATATCTAAGGAACAGAGCAGGGACGGGCAGCGAGATGATCGGCGCGATGCTGGCAGGCTTCGAGCACATTGTCGGTATCGAGCGCAGCGAGGATTACTTGCCGTATGTGCGCGCCCGTCTGCGCTTCTGGCACGAGCGGCGCAGCGGCGTCGATGCGCGAGAAGTAGCGCGGGCAGCCCGAAAAGCGCAGCGCTTCGAGGAGGAGAGCGGGCAGGGGATGTTGTGGTGAACGGGCTAACGACAGACCAGGCCATCATTGCCCTGGCTGCCAACGAGGGGCAGCCCGTGGTAACCGACTATGACCATCGTGAATGACCAATTATGCAGTAATTTGCTATCATATCCCTCACAGCTATTGACACCACTGTATCATAGTGCTACAATGGTGTCAGTTGAATGAATTGAATGAATTGAGAGGACAGAATAATGACACGAGTAATGAGCCAGGCACGGATTGACGCACTGAACGAACAGATGGTAGACGGGAAAACAGCACACGACGTAGCGGTTGAGAACGGATTGGAACTGGTTCGGTGGTACGACGAGAGCGGCGGACTCTACAGAGACTACGACGGATATCTGGTGTTTGGATGGGCATATGGAGACGAGGGGTTCGATGACCAGGTTAGCGATGACGACGTTGACGCTGACCATGTGTAACTAATATTTTTACGCCCGCCCGGAGGCATCGTATCCGGGCAGGAGGCTACAGATGATTGATCTGCAAAACATTTTACAGTCACACAAGATGTGGCTGATGAACCCGAATCAGGATGGTGCTAGCTATGCCGACCTACGCATGGCCGACCTGCGCAGGGCCGACCTGCGCAGGGCCGACCTGCGCAGGGCCGACCTGCGCAGGGCAGACTTGCGCGGGGCTGCCATGAGCAATTCCGACCTATACAAGGCAGACTTGCGCAGGGCTAACCTCAGCGAGGCCATCCTGCGCAGTGCTGACCTGATCGAGGTGATCATGAGCGACGCTATTCTGCACATTGCCGACCTGAACTATGCCAATCTACGCAACGCAGACCTGAGCGGTGCCAACCTGAGCAGTGCGAACTTGCGATACTCCGTGCTGAGCTATGCCGACCTGTTCTGGGCCATCCTAATCGGCGCAGACCTGCGCATGGCCAACCTCAGCGAGGCCGACTTGCGCTATGCCGACCTGAGTGATGCCAACCTGAGCGGGGCCGACCTGAGCGGCGCAGACCTGAGCGGGGCCGACCTGCGCATGGCCAACCTCAGCAAGGCCGACTTGCGCTATGCCGACCTGAGTGATGCCAACCTGAGCGGGGCCGACCTGAGCGGTGCTAACCTGAGCGGCGCAGACTTGAGTGATGCAGACCTGCGCAGTGCCATAACTACGGACACTATCGGGTTGGAGTCGGCACCTGGTTTCAGGTGCGAGGTGTCAGGATGACTGACACTACTATGACCACAGCCGAGGTTGCCAAGTTTCTCGGCGTCCACGTGCGCACGGTGTATACATATATCCGACGTGGACGCCTGGAACGTGTACCAGGCACTAATCGTACCGCTCGCATTACCCGCGACAGCGTGGAACGCTATGCCGCAGAGCGTGGTCAGCGGGCACGGAAATCGCTGGAGGAACTCAGCGAACGGCAGCAGTATAGGCGAAGAACGAAAAATGATGGCGCTACGGGGGAATAATGGACACACAAAACATTTTGCAGGCACATCGACTATGGCTGCAAAATCCGCATCAGGATGGTGCAAAACCCGCTAATCTCCGCGGTGTTAACCTGCGCGGTACCAACCTGAACGGGGCTGACCTGCGCGGTGCAGACCTGCGCTGGGTTGACCTGAGTGGTGCTAATCTGCGCTGGGCCATCCTGAGCGGTGCAGACCTGCGCAGGGCTGACTTGCGTAGTGCCGACATGAGCAGGGCCAATCTGAGCGGTGCCAACCTGCGCAGGGCTGACTTGCGTAGTGCCGACATGAGCAGGGCCGATTTGCACATTGCAGACCTGTTCAATACCAACCTGAGTCATGCCATCCTGCGTTATTCCGACATAAGCAAGACCGACATGATCGGGGCCGATCTGCGCGGTGCAGACCTGAGCGGGTCAAACCTACGCAACACCGACCTGAGCTACGCAAACCTGAGCTACACAAACCTGAGCGGTGCCGACCTGAGCGGCGCAGACCTGAACGTCGCCAACCTGAGCGGCGCAGACCTGCGCATGGCCAACCTGAGCGGGGCAGACTTGCGCAGGGCTGATCTGCGCAGGGTTGATCTGCGCAGTGCCATAACTACGGGCACTATCGGGTTGGGTTCGGCACCTGGCATGAATGGGGTGTCAGGATGATTGACACCCCGTTCATCTATGACCAATTATGCAGTAATTTGCTATCATATCCCTCACAGCTATTGACACCACTGTATCATAGTGCTACAATGGTGTCAGTTGAATGAATGAATGAATTGAATGAATGAATTGAGAGGACAGAATAATGACACGAGTAATGAGCCAGGCACGGATTGACGCACTGAACGAACAGATGGTAGACGGGAAAACTGTACGCGACGTAGCGGTTGAGAACGGATTGGAACTGGTTCGGTGGTACGACGAGAGCGGCGGACTCTACAGGGATGACGACGGATGTCTGGTGTTTGGATGGGACGAGGGTATAGAGATAGGTTTCGATGACCAGGTTAGCGATGACGACGTTGACGCTGACCATGTGTAACTAATGTTTTTACGCCCGCCCGGAGGCATCGTATCCGGGCAGGAGGGTACAGATGATTGATCTGCAAAACATTTTACAGTCACACAAGATGTGGCTAATGAACCCGAATCAGGATGGTGCTAGCTATGCCAACCTGCGCAAGGTCGACCTGCGCAGGGCCGACCTGCGCAGGGCCGACCTACGCAGGGTCAACCTACGCATGGCCGACTTGCGCGGGGCTGCCCTAAGTAGGTCCGACCTACGCAAGGCAGACTTGCGCAGGGCTACCATGAGCGAGGCCATCCTGCGCAGTGCTGACCTGATCGAGGTGAATATGAGCGGAGCTGTTCTGCACGGTGCCGACCTGAGCGGTGCTAACCTGTGTTGGGCCGACTTGAGCGGGGCAGACTTTCGCGGTGCAGACCTGCGCTGGGCCGTCCTGAGCTATGCCGACATGATCGGGGCCATCTTGAGCGGGGCCGACTTGCACAGAGCAAACATGAGCGAGGCCGACTTGCGCTATGCCGACCTGAGCGGGGCTGACCTGAGTTACGCCATTTTGAGCTATACCGACCTGAGCGGTGCTAATCTCGATGGTGCCGACATGCACAGCGCCATAACTACGGGCACTATCGGGTTGGAGGTGATTGGAAAATGAATGAAAACCAGGAGCGCCAGTGGATTACCCACTGGCGCTCCTGTAAGTCCCCGTCAATCCCAACCTAATTATACCACATTTCCTGTGTTTTCGGCATACGCATTTGCGTATGCATCCCACACACTACCGACCGCTGTGTCCAACGCGGTATCTGTCTCGTCGGTAGCATAATATGCTATCGCATAACTCATCAGGTTGGTATGTCGCTCTGGTTCACGCAGCACTGCGTGTGCAAGCGCAATACGGTTCGCGTGGTTATCCGTCGTGTCTGGCTCGGCACTGATGCTAATTGCCGACTGAACCAGCGAGACCATACACTGCTGCCGAAAAATCGTTGTTTCAGCCAGTGAATACGTGTCTGTGTATCCCATCATCTCCTCCTCACAATTCCGCATCAACCTCAAACAACGTTGACGTAGACCCTATACGCAATTGGTACATCGTGCCAGTTGTAAAGCTACCTGTTTTTGTTGCATACAGGTTAAACACATTTCCAACCAGACGATATGCATAAAGGCTGGTTGGAACTATAGTTGATGTGGCATAGAACTCAAACAGGTTTGCCGCTGTTGTTAACACTGGAAATGTACGCAAATTGATCGGGAGATTAAAGATCGCAATTGCATCATTGCTATTTATCCCCATTCCAAAACCCAGCCTGGTAAATCCCACAGCCTCATCAGCAAAGCAATACCGTCGACACAATGCCAACTCTTCGCCTACACCACGCTGCTGAAACGTGCTTGCGCTTTCACCTGCTTCTAGCTGTACAGCTTCCAGGTCGAGTGTGACGTTCTGCGCCAGTGTTGACTCGCTCCACACCACCACAAACACGTTGGTCATAGACGCGCTCATATTGGCACTTGTGGTGAGGCTGAAGTCCTCCCAGTTAGTGCCATCGCAGGCCACGCTACCTACCCCCTCTACCACCAGGTTCGACGACGCAAAAAACCCGCCCGCCGTGTAGCTCGCGCTTGTCCAGTCGTTGATGATGTCTTTTGCCGTATCAGAGAAGTGGGGATCGGGGTCGGTTGACGCATCCCCATCTTCGGTGCCTGTCCAGGATAGAATAGCGAAGCGCGCATTGCCGCTAGCCGAAAGCCTGGCGCGCCCCGAGAGGGTGGCCTTTTGCCCTCGGAGCTGGCGACAGTTTACCCCTTCGATGATTTGCACCAGACCGAGCCGTTGAGCTGTCGCGTTCGGTTGAGTAAGACGGCAAGCATAGCGTTGGCTGCTGCCGTCGGTTCGGGCTACGTTAATGGCTGCAGTTTGGTACAGCACATACCAACGGTCTGGGGCGTAATCAAATTCGCTAACGCTGGTATGACTCGTTCCGCGCTGCCAGATGGCAAAGTTACCGTTAAGGAGCAGGTTTGCCGCACCCCCACCGCCTAGCGGCGTTTCTACACCTGCACTATCCTGCGCATAGAGTTTTTTATCATCACGAGCATACAATGCTACGTATCCGCTGTCAGGTGTATCTGGTGAACTGCTGTTTTCAGCAAGCAGGTGTTTTGCACTCATGAATTTATCCTATTATCCAAGTACCGTCAATCACAACTGTTCCGTCAGTTGTTTCGTCAAACAGATTATGCAATCTGCCTGCGATAGTGAGTGTCGATGTGCTCTCAATTGTTAATGTGTCAATTACCAACTGTCTCCCTGTTGGTATCTCTCTGTCTGCTGATAGTGAAAGTGGGAAAAACTCCGAATCTGCACGCATATTATCAATATCCTGTTGGATTTGTGCGTAATTAGAATCCCACTGCTGTTGTAGATCCCTTTGTTTTTGTTGTTCTTGCTCTCGAAACAACGCCGCTGCCCTAATGCGAGCATCGAGACCCATATCAATCACCTCCACAATTGCACGCTGTCATGTGACTGACTCGATAATGCGTACACTAGATAGCCCTGTCAGCCCCGACAGGTCGATTACTGCGGTATCACCGGTCTGTGTGTCATACACATGCGCATTGCTCCCCGATATGGAAACCACAACTCTGTGATTTTGTGTGTCGATTCTTGTTTCCCCGAGGTTAACACCACTAAACGCCACGGTGGTTGCAGCAGGTGAGGTGTATGGGTTGTCCACGCGCACCAGGCCACTGCTGGATGCGTGGAACACCTGATTGTCTGCATTAATCACAATGCTACGATTTTGTGGCGCTGCATACCCCAGATTGACTGGTTGTGATGCTCGATAATCGTTTGTTCCCCATAATTCGTCTCGGTCGCTCTTTATCAGCAGCAGCTCCCTCCCTGCAGGATACCGCGCCATAAACCCTATGCCGTCCCCAACATTCGACCCTGACGGTCGAGTAACATTGCCAGCGTTGTCTGCGTATCGTATGTCGTCGTTGTTAGCTGCCCCACTGTGACCCTGTATCTGGAGTACCCAGTCGCCATCACCGGCGATTGCGTATGAGCCATACATATCCGACACCCCGAAAAAACCCGAGATGGTGGTGCCAGACCCAACGCCATAAACAAGTACGTTCGTTCCATCGTAATACACAACAAAAACCCACTCATTGGCATTGTTGTATTCGACCCGATACACCTGGCGTGATGTTGGACCAGAGGTCTCAGCCCGGACTATCTCAGTCCATGTGCTGCCGTCCCATAGCCAGAACGGGCTGTATGTGCCACCACTGCTGGTTATTTTCCCAGTAAGCTCTATGTTACTACCGGTGTTCGCGTGGAACAGTGCAATCCATTCGTTGGGGTTGTTGGGATTCGCTGCAATCCACTCGCCATACAGCACCACATCTGTGGGCAGCCCTGCGCTGCGCAATGACCATGTGCCCCCGCTATACTCCCAAACGCCAGCACTGCCCATTGGTGCCCCCCAGGTGGGCGCGAGCAGCCTATATCCATCAATGTCAGTTGCGCCAACTGGCAGATAGCCAATCTGTGCGGTTGCGGTGCTCACGTTGTCAATTCGATACAGATGGGTGATGTTACGGTTGAGCAGTTTCAGTGTGCCCTGCAACCCCCCCGCGCCGCTATCCCCGACATAACACAAATCGCCGAACGGACTGTCACCGCCGACCGCGCCATCTCGCAGCAGCGCCGTAATATTGCCGCTAGCATTCGTTCCAATGTCGGTTGCGTCAAAATCGCTTCCGTTTTGTAGGAGCAGGTAGAGATTCCCGCTACCATCACCCGCAATATACCCCGGCTCCGTGAGCAATGGTGTGATGGTTGTTAAGCTTGTTGGCGCGCTTCCAACGGCACTCCAGTCTACGGTGTAGCCCTGGCTGAATCTGACCACATCGGCACTGCTGCCTGCACTGCTGAATGCACATGCGTTTCCCCATGGGGCGGGTGCCAGGGATTCTGCTGTGCTGCCAATAGCCCCGACAATCGTTGTCGCCCAGGTCGCGCCCCCATCGAACGATTCGAGGACGTTTGCACCCTCGGCAATGCCAATTGTATCTGCGTTATCAGGCGGGGTGCTGATATCAGCTATGGTGGCATTAGAGCGCAATAACGTGAACGATTCGCCCTCGTCAGTAGACAAATACAGATCGCTGCCTGCTGCAACGAGGATGATTTCCTGTGCGTTCTCTGGTACCCAGATTACGGAAATTGATGTGCCTGTCGGATGCGTCCATTTCAGCACAGGCGCACCAGGAAAAACCCACTGATAGACCGCGCCGTCATTCCATCCCGACCACGCGCCGTTGGGGTTGAATTGCGCCACCGCGGTACACGTCTGGCCGCTCCTGGTCTGTGCCTGCCATCCGCCGCGTGTCAATAACCGATGTCCGTTGCTCCCGGTTGCGGTGCTGATGGGCCGAAACAGATCTTGGACTTCCGCCACAGCCAGCGGCTTGCTCACGTCAACCGGCGTCGCAACCCCATCGTCGAGGTTGAGATTAATGGTTACGCCTGTGGGGTCTGCTGTGTCGAGGAGAAATGTCACCTCATTGCCCGTCGGGGTTGCGGGTGTTGCGGTTGCGCCCGTCACACTCCAGGTGCGAGTACCTGAGGCTGATTGTGTTGCGTCAACGTGAACAAACAGCCGATTTTCCAGGCTACCTGCAACGTCTATCGGCTCTGTGTCAATCGTAATAGTGAAATCAGCAAAAAGCTCAAACAGCGTGTCGAGTGGGTGCCCATCATCCCCCACGCCAATATCATCGAGATCGCTCTCTGAAAAACCAGTGCCTGATACCTGAGGCACGCCGAGAACCGCATTCAATGTCATCGTGCCGTCCGCCGTATCAATGCTACGCACCAGCACCGTCGTGTTGACGCTATACCCCTGACGGTCGGGGATGGTCAGATTGATGGTAGTTGCTGGCAGAAATTCGGCATCCAGGGCACACGGAATGGTAATAGATCGGGCAGGCCGCAGGTTTTTCGCTGTTTCACGTTTGGCGATTTTCTCACAGATGCTATTCGATTGTGCAAATCTATAGGTACCACTGCCAATTTTGCCACTAATACCCGTGGCGTTAAACGTGAAAGTCGGTGTGCTGCCACCAGATGATCGTCGCCCTCGGGCAATCCAACCAGATGTAATCGCCTCGAAGCTACCGCTTGTATTGTCGCTATAGCCGGCATAAATGCCACGCTCATCACCCGCCGGATCACCCCAGACATAGGCATGCTCGCCGGTTTCGCGGGGAATGTTAACGTCGTAACTCACGCGGATAATGCCGCCCGGTGTGACCCAAATTGCGCACCCGGCGAATTTCATCAATTCGTCAATCACTTTTGACACATTTTCAGCCCCGGCCTCCAATGTGATATCTTGCACAGTCCCCAGGTTGTAATCGGTTCCTGGATCGTAAATTGCCCCTATCTGACTGTTTTCTATTCCCGCGTCATTCAGTAGTGTCTTGACGGCATTTTCAAACGTGGTGTTGCTCCAGGTGACATCGCTCGCAAGAGGTTTGTCGATTTGCCCCAGGATGTCAACGAGCGTTAAACTGTATCCGAACGGCGCAATGTCTACCGCGGGCTTGTCGGTAAACCCGGTGAAAAAACGCCGCCGCGCCGGAACACGATCCTCGCCACGCGCCTCTATCACAACATACGCCGGCACAGGCGTGCCGACGGTAATTTCAACATATTCATCGATAGTGACCGTGCAACTGCTGCGTGCACGATCATAGCCGATGGAACGGCGCGGGTAGTCAACGCAGCGAAAATACTGAGTGTTGAGATATACCGCTGCTGACCACGAAACATGTTTATCAGTAACTGGGAACGCAATGCTCATATACTGATAAACTCCAGTGTTCCGCTGTATTCGTAGCCAGTCGTGCCAGTCGTTAGGAGTTCCTGCAAGTTCGCCCCCGTTAACGTGGCATTGTAGCTGGTGGTGCCATCAGACAGCGTGCCAAATTGCCCTAGGAGCTGCGATGGGTTGAGGAGTTTCAGCGCGTCTGCCGTAGCGCAACGCACATCAAAAGAGCCGCCACTGAACACGCGCGGTCCATAGCCAAACCCATCCACGCGTCCGGAGGTACCTCCGGTATACATATTGGCCTGGCTGCGTACCGCGCGCGTTGGCGTAATTTTTCGGTTATCATCGGCCTGCGGTTCAAACGAGGCTGATACCGCTCCAACGGTGAATGTCCACGCCATTACACCACCCCCTGCAACTGCACATCACGTTGCCCGTCCTCCAATACCGACAGCACCATATCGAGCGCCATGCGTGCGGTCTGCTGCGCCCGCTCTGGACTGTCCACGCTACCGACTGACATATTCAGGTTGACCGATGTGCCGCCGCCGCCAATGATACCCGCTGTAACGCCTGCGGGCAGTACAGCACTGGCGCGCCCCAGATTGACTAGTTCCGGCCCCTGCTCTCCGACGACCGTCCAGCCAGACCCCGTGCCGCCCATGGCGCGCTGATCAAACACCCCGGCTACGGCCTCAGCTCCTCGTTGGATGTCACCACCCCAATCGCTCAGCCAGTCTGGGATTTTGATATTGCGTAATTTTTCCCCTAGATTGAGAATATTTCCGATGGCATTCTGTATGGCATTTCCAATAGTCTGGAATGCAGAAATTATAGGATCAATGAAACGCGCTTGAAACACTCGAAAACCGGCCTCAGCTACAACGAACGCTTTGTCAATATCCAAACCGATCGCAGACATGGCGAGTTTCACGATCTCAACCATCATGTTAAACCCTGTTTTTAATATATCGGCAATGGCGAGCACGAAATTTGCGCTAAATTCCTGTATGGTGTTCCATGCCCCTGTCCAATCCCCGTCAATAATCTGGAGCGCCAGTTTGATTGCAGCGGTGATTGTGTCCAAAAACAACCCGACGGTGGTTTGAATTTGCTCCCATGCCATTGTGAGGATGCCAACAATTTCATCGCTGTGTTCGGCGATGAATGCCGCAATACCCTGGAGCGCTGGCACAATTGTTGCATTTATCAATTGGATAGCCAGTGATATAATCTCTGTAATTTGCTGCCATGTTGTTTGTAGGAATGAGCGGATGCTATCCCCGTTTTCCTGGAGGAATTGCTGAATAATTGCAAATCCGCTTTGTATAATGCTCTTGATGGCATCGACGACTGCACCGAACGTTTCCTGTAACATCTGCCATTGCTCGCCTAACCCAATGGTTGCCATGCTGAATCCACCCGTTGCCGTTTGTGCCCCCTGGAACAACCCCTGGATAGATGAAACAATTGGACCTATGACATCGGCGATTTGGAGTGCCAGGTCTCGAAAAAATGAAATTAACTCGCCGATGAACTGCACTGCCGGTTGTATCGCCTCGGGCAGATGGAACAACCAATCGTTGAGCGTGTACCCATCCTCAAAGACGAATCTGATGTATTGTGCCAATGGTACCAATATGGACAGTAACCCGTTAATTGCATCCACTGCTATATCAATCCAGCCGGGCGCGTTCGTACCGAACCACTCAATAGCCGATATGATATGCGGCATGGCCTCATTGGCAATTTCGAGGAGTTTGTCCCCAAGCGGTGCAAGAGCTGCTGTGGCCTCGCTCGTAATACCTGCCCACAGCGCGCCAAATGTCTCATATTCTCGCCCACTTTCCTCGATTTCCGTACCGAGCACCTCCACCTCTTCGAGCGCCTCGCCCAACGCGAATGTGGCATCGGCACCGAAGTCTTCAAACGTGGTGCCGAACGCCTGTACCCCCGCCTCTTGTCGTTTAAGTGGGTCGTCAATGCCCTCAATGCTATCTGCAATGCGCTCGAACGCTTGTCGCTGCGTAATCTCGCCACGTGCGAACTGGTCAAACAGTTCAGCAGTGCCCTCGTCAATGTCACTGATTGCATCGATAACTGCCGGATCGCGCAACCTAATACCGAATTCGTTGAATGCATCGCCCACTTTGTCGGTATTCATAAATCCGGATTCTAGTCCCTCGTTAATTAATGCGAGGGAGTCAAATCCAGTCACCCCCAGATCGGCAAAATCGTCGGCGTATTCGTTGAGCGTATCGTTAAGATCGCCAAATCGATCAAGTCCAAGTTCCTGCCCTTCGGTGAGTACCAGGAATGCATCCTCTGCCGATGTCCCGAACTCATCCTGCACACGTTGCGCGCTGCGTGCAACCTCAGTTATATCCTGATCATAGGCATCGGCTAGAAACAATGCATCCGCTGTCGCCTCATCAAGCGTGCCCCCGAACGCCTTTTCGAGCGACGCGACCTTCCCCTGTGCTGAGATTGCTGCTGCACTAATGCCCGCAATGGCACCCACCGCGACAGCAGCGCCTGCTGTAATGCCCGTTGCCGCCGCGCCCATTCCGGCTGTCAGCGCGCCGCTGATGCGATTTCCGCTGCGCTCTGCTCGGTTCGCCACATTACGCGTTCCGCGATCGAATTCGGACGCGTCTAGAGAGAGCAGGACATTCAATTGTTCTAAAATCGTTGCCATTATGCGGTTTGTGTCCTATCCTCGCCACCCAACGCCTGTACCCACATCCTGAGGATGGCGGCCTGCTCCTCTGGCGTTTGCGGTTGTGGCAGTGGCCTGTCGAATCTAGGCATAAAATCTGCTGCCGTGTACGGTTTGCGGCGTTTTTTCCTGTCGCGGTTTGTTTCGGCAATCACCGCCGCGATCATTCCAGAACGCAGGTCGGCGCGCTCTTCGCTCCACGGCTCCAGGCTGTAATAGTGTTGCCACGCAAGCCAATCCTCGGCGCTCATTTCGTCAAGCAACGCGTGCGGATTGACAATGTAGCGGCCGCCCGCCCTGAGCGCTAGTCGGTAGAGGAGTCGCCACTGAGGCTCGCGGACTTTTTTGTTAGCTCTTCCTGGCGCGCTTTATCCACGCCGCTGAACGCCAGGATCTCAGGTAGCAGTGTTGCCATAACCGACGCTGTCCCTGGCAGGGCTGCCAGCTCTGGCACTTCCTCATCGCTATATAACCGTGCGCCGGTGTCGTCAACCATCACGCGGGCAAGCACCTGGGTGCCTGCCAGCACTGTATTAGACTCCCGTGTTTCCAGGAACAATTGCAAATCACTGGCGCTCATTGGCACAATACGCACATCCCCGCCCCATTCAGGGACAGGGATGTCTTTGTATTCAGATGGGCGGGCGTCAATCTGTTTGCGGCTCAAAATCGCCATACAACCCCCTTAATATAGCTTTGGCTTGCCAGACGTTTTTAACGTAACATTCGCTACGGCACGACCGTCAATCGGCGTCTCGGGGGTAAAACTTGCCACGAACGCCGTAAATTCAAATGTTGCAATCGTTATGTCGTTGTTCATCACTACCATACGCCAGTTACGATTGCAGCCATCTATCCAGTCGTTATACAGTATCTGGTGGCTCGTCTCGGTCGGTTTCCAGTTCACCACCATCTCAATGCTGTTGGTAGTTTTCAGACCACTAATGAACGTGGTGAACCCATCCGGTGTATCGTGGTGCGTCGTCTCAATCTCTGCGGATGTCCCGCCCGGTGGATTGATCTGATTAATAAAGGTAATTTTCTCCCATTGGGGATTGTTGGCGTCGCCATCGGAGCGCCATAATTGTGAGCCATACGCCCAGATAGCATCCCCTGTCGTTGGGCAGTCTGCCATAATCCACCTCCTCTAGCCCTGATTCGGACGGAATACCGAAGCCTTCGCCGTTGCGGTGCCACTCTCTTCAACCGTCAGGTAGACGAGCGCGCCACCGTCAGGTACCCAACCCTCCAGCACTTCAAATTCAAAAATAGCAAATTCCATCCCATTGACTTGTTTGACTTTATCGGCCTGCACGCCATATGGATTATTGGTGCCCTCCACGGTAGCACTGATGGTGTCGCTAGATGATGCGGCGTCATTGTAGACAATGAGTATGTCGCCCTTTTTCGCGCTGAAACTGTTGGCGTTGGCACCGGAATCCAGGTCAACCCACGCGCCATTCGCCGCGCCATTTACCGACGCCAGCGATGGGTACGTCCCTACGCCCTCTACAACGGTAATCGTTGCCATGCTATTAGCCCTCCTTACGAGCTTCTACATAAAATGAATGATCAGTTCTGAATGGGTCATCGATATCAATGCGGCTGTCGAATGCAACCGGCTCCGCTGTTGCAAAGCCAGCTGCCAATAGCACATCGCACAGGCGCGGCACATCCCAGACATAGCGGTGCGGGTCGCGTGCCACGTTAAAAATGATAGCGTTGACGTAATCAATCGGTTGCGGTTCCTCTACGCCAGGAATGGCAGAGCAGACGAATGGTGCCAATCCCTGCCAGTCTGACATGTCCCCGCGCACATAGTCAGCCAGCAGGCGCGGCACATCCGGCAGCACGAGCCGCACAACGCCCCCAGGCAGCAGAGCCCGGTGGCACTCGTTAATCAGTCTTAGCGCGACGCCATAATCAAGATGCTCAAGAACGTGCGATGCGTAGATGTAATCAACGCTGTTGTTAAAAAACGGCAGCCCCTGGCGAATGTCGTGCGCCCGGACACCCGCACGCGGCGCGCTGTCAATGTTGATCCAGCCATCGCGCACGTCGCTCCCACACCCCAGATTGACCATCACATGACGCGGTGGGCCGTGCGATTGGCGGTTGTAATAACATAGCACCTCGTCTACAAAGTGAAATTCTTTCGGGTGTTGCTCATACAATTCCTGGATAAAAATACCGTCATGCCCATGGATTCCGCACCATCGCAGGTCGCCAATGAGATCGCGGCGTAACACAAACTGCGCTGTGTCAATGCTGCCAATGCGAACGTTCTCTGGTGCGGCCTGCAACAGACGCCGCTCGTCTGCTCGCTCCTGCGAGAACACAAACGCCCGCGCATCTGGGTGTGCTGCGATTTCCTCCTCTAGCCGCCGAAAGAACCCCGGATGCACGCTATTGTCATCATCCAAGATCCAGACCCACCCATCGCGGATATTGGACAGCGCCGCGTCAATATTGCGTGCCGTATCGGCACATCCATTGCCCGGATGCGTGGCACCGTGCGAATGAATGATATAATGCCGAATATCCAGGTTGTGCCCCTCGGCAGCGTTCAGGCTGTCGAATATGCCCGGTAGATACCTCGGCCTGCTCAATGCAGTGATAATGGTTAGTGTTGGGTACTCGCTCATGCCTCAATCCTGTGCATTTTCTCCTCGTTAATATCCGGCCACAACGTGACAAACGCGCCGTTCTGCTGATCAATATGCCCGCATACGATACTGGTATCGCACACCTGTTTGATGCCTGCCATCTGGCAGTCAAATGCGAAAAAGGTATCTTGCGAACTATGCGCACCATCCCCGATGCGATGCTCGACGCGGTAGCGAATGCGCTCCAGAACGCGGCGACGAATGAGCGTGAAACCATTGCCCTGCCCTTCGCATTCAATCACATGCCCCCACGCCGCCCGAGCCCGCTCTGGAAAAAATGACAATGATTGCCCGGTGAACGTGACATTATCCATCGCCGGGAACGCATTCCAGCGGTAGAACGGTGGTTGTCGGAAACAGTAAAGCGAATAACCGACATCCGCGGCGTGTTCGTCGATCGTGGTAATCATTCGCGTGAGCGAGTCCTTCTCGAATACGATGTCCTGCTCAACCGTCAGTAGGTAGTCATAGTTGCCGCGCAGGCAGAGATCTCGCGCCTGGTTGTATTTCCACGCGATGCGTGTTTTGGCGTCGGCGATGTGCTCATCACCACCTCGCAGCATCACGATGTCAGACTGGTATGCGCGACTGTGCTGCAACTGGAATAGACTGTCCAAGGTGCGCCGATGGATACCGGTATGGATGGGGACAGCAATCAGAACATTAGACATAGCGGCACACCACCTCTACCCCGGCGTGATGCCAGTTCAACTCAAACTGCCCGCGAATGACGGCGCGCAGGGCAATCGTTGAGACTGGTACATCATCCGCCCGCGTCATGTCGATATATGCCGTCTCGCCCACGTTCGTTGTCTGGTACACGAGCGGCGGATCGTATGCGTACCAGGTATCGCCGTCTGGGCTGTGCTCAATCTCTACCGAAACCTGCCCACCGTTCGCATTCCGCCCGACGCTGATGACCCATTTGAGCGCATCATACACCGCATCAACTGGCCCGACGACGCGTCCGCTTGTGCCGTTCATGAGCGCAAACGGCTTCTGGCGTGCCACAATCCCAAGCCGCTCCCGTTGTGTTGTTGAGACTGCTATCATCCTCGTCCTATGATGTAATCTTGCCTGGATACGTAATAATCGACATCCGGCTCGTAACTCGCCACCTGATTACGGAGAAACACACGTCCTACCCGAACGCCGCCCATATCACCAGAGAAGCCCGACAACTGTTCGCGTATCTTGTCGAGCAACCCATCAGCATCGATACGTCGCAATCCGAACGCGCTGATCTGAATGCGCACATCATCAGTGCAGGTGTCGCCATCGTGTGTGTAGGACGTCGTGGTACTGATGCGTTGGTAGATGGCAGCAGGCAGATCGGGCTGCTGCGGCAGCCTGTCAGGGTAGAGCCGCAAATCTGTGATGCTGCTCTTGAGATATGTCCACAACCCCTGCTCAATCGATGGCATTGTCTATTGCATCCCGTAGCGCATCCTGGATCTCCAGGTAGGCATTCTCACGTTCCTGATCAAACGCCGGGCGCAGGTACGGCTGCGCTGGCTGGCTGTAGAGTCGTCCGCGACTGTCGCGCCCGTTAAATCCGAACTCGATACGCCGCGCATAGGCCAGGTTGGTCCCGATGGCGGCGCTGGCGCTTGTGGCGTTGCTCTCGCTAATCTGCACGGTGATGCTCCGGCGGAGTGTACCAGTCAGGACAGGCACCCTCACCTGCGCCTCATTTTTGATGAGTTGCCCGCCAGCAAGCACCGCGGCCTCCAGTTTCGCCTGTCGCACCCCTTCGGACATGTTTTGCAGCTTGCGTTTGAGTTCGGGCAGTCCCTCAATTGTCACGGTTCGCCTTGCCATAAATTACTCACTATTCCGCATCACAAAGCCTTGACAAACACACTTGAATATGGTATGATTACAATCAAGTTAAACGTACACATTAGTAAACTGAAAGGACACACGGCAATGACAGTAAAGTACAACGGTACAGAATACGATAACGAATGGGAGATTCGGGATGCGGCAGCGGATGGAAAGATACACATCTCTGATGCTGCACATATGATTGTAGAAATACGCACTGGCATGACAAATGCCTCACATCCCGATTACCAGCAAGAATGGTTCCGTGTCCACGCTGCACTTGCAGCAGACAAGGTATGACCAAATACACCCATGGCGGGCGGCGACCCAACCAGACGGGCCGCCCGCCCAGGCCAGAATCGCGCTACGTGCGCAAAACTATCACCCTGCCCCCTGGCACCTATGCAGGCATTAAAGCAGCGCAGGAGCCCGGTGAGAGCTTCAGCGAATGCATTGCTCGGTTGTGTCGTCAATCGTTGCGACATTAAATTACTCACTATTCCGCATCACAAAGCCTTGACAAACACACTTGAATATGGTATGATTGTAATCAAGTTAAACATACACATTAGTAAACTGAAAGGACACACACAATGACAAACGGTAAAGCACGAGCAGGCGGACAGTACGGTAGGAACGGCGAATTTTACCAGGGCGGTCAGTTCCTCCCCAGCAGCGAGCGCACAATCAAGGGTGAGTTTGGCAATAGCAGCAAAACCAAGAAAGCCCGTGTGCGTCGTGTGGAGATTGCCCCACGCGAATGGGCAGAAGCGCCGGAAGGTAAGCGCTCGATATGGAAAACAGTTGCCGGGACTTTTGCAAAATACGATTGGGATACTGGCAATTTGGTTTTGAATACTAATGCACAGATGTTGACATACTTTGACACAACGGAAGCGGAAGTCCAAGACCTGGTTGATCGCTGGAATGCAGGCGAACGGTGGATGTAAATGACCAAATACACCCATGGCGGGCGGCGACCCAACCAGACGGGCCGCCCGCCCAGGCCAGAGGCGCGCTACACGCGCAAAACTATCACCCTGCCCCCAGGCACCTATGCAGGCATTAAGGCGGCGCAGGAGCCCGGTGAGAGCTTCAGCGAGTGCGTTGCTCGGTTGTGTCGTCAATCGTTGCATATCACGTCACGATCTTGAGTGTCCCGGCGTCATTCCAGAACGCCCCGGCGGGCAGGCCAGCGCTAGACGTGGGCAGATTAGGGTTGATGGTGAGTCGGTCGGTATAGGCGGTGCGTGGGTAGCCGTCCATTGTGCCTTCGGTGACAGGGCACACAATGTCAAGCGCGCCCGTGCCGTTGATGTCCCAAATCTTACCGTTCGGCACCCTAATTTGCGTACCGAGAGTATAGCAATAACTACCACTGGTTACACGGATGCCGACACAATTCGATGGGCTGCCTAATTCCAATATGTGCCCAAACCGCAAAATAACAGATGCGCTAAACTGGTTTGCATTGACTCCTGTAGCGCCATCGCCCACCAGGTACAAATCCTCTACATTGACATGTACGTGCCCCTGTTGTGCCGAACTATCACCAACCCCAAACCCACCTTGCGGTACCCATATCTTTGGTGCGAACACGAATAATATACTGCTGTTGCTATTGTTCTGCACGCAGTCGGTATTCGTTCGGGTGCCATCACCAGGCTTCTCAGTAGCCGTTGGTCCAGTGCCGTCTAACTCCGAGACATACACATAACTCGTCTCATCCCCGCCCGTTTTGCGAATGAGGTATTGCCCGTTGCCCGTCGCCCGAATGCGAAAAAACCTGGTTTGTGTGTTGTCTCCGAGCGAAATAGCCCCATACAATGTCGCCTTTGGCGCTTCAATAGTCACATAGTCAGGTTGTGTGATATTTTCGGTGTAATCACCGGCATCAAGTACTTGGATTGCAACACGATTGTCGATAGCTGGCCCCAGCGATGTCGCTGCGGTCATCGCCGCGCCAATGGTGAGAAAAGCCGTTTGCGGGTTCGTACCATCGTTGCTATCGCTGCCGTGTTTCCCAACGAACAGTATGCGCTGATACGTGACAAATGCCACGCCATCACGGATGGCGGCGATAGACGTGCGTTTTGTGCTGCCCGCCCCACCTGCCGATGCCTGGATGGGCAGGTAGTCATTATCCGCAGGTGTCAGGCTCTCAACCAGCTCTATAATTTGTGTCAGTTCATTCTCAGCCATCACACCACCCATAGCCCGACGCCGCCATCGGTTACGATGATCGCGTCGCTATCTGTTGCGAGCGTTGGAATGCTCGCCAGTGTCACGGTGTCCGGCTCGCCGCGTACAATCTCGGTGTCGAGATACGTGCTACGCGATTGTGGATCGGTCTGCACGCCCTGGATATCGTATGCCTGACCATCTGATACAAATCTCATACGCTCGTCAATCTCTGAATACGCACCGCGCAACGCGATGCGATGCGTGATGGTGCCATACGTTTGTTCTATTGTGTCTGTCTCGCTCACAGCGACAGGCGAGACACGGCACGGGATATTGATCAGGCGGCTACTAATCAATTGCCACGCCTCTACCGGCTGCCCATAGGTGTCTTGCGCGGCATTCAAACGCTGCACCGTACCAACTTGCGGATAGAAGTCTGCCAGGTTTCGCAGCAATTTCGGATGTATTAGGTGAGATCGCGTAGCCATTCGTTCATCCATATCTCACGTGCGGCAAATTCGCCCACGTTCTGCTCGGCAATGTCCCAGGCGGTACCCTCGCGGAACTCCTCCTCGTCTGCCAGTTTCCGCTGCTCTTTCGCCTGGAGCCGAAACTCACGTGCCAATGATGCACCATCGGTCGTGATATCTAAGAGTTTGATGACCTTCTGAATGTATAGCTCGCTCCCGGCCACCGTCTCATATATGCGGGCAATGGCCCGCCGCATATTGCTGCCCTCGAACGAATAGAACACACTATACTCCTCATCCGTGAAAACCGGGTCGGATGTGTCAGTGTCCTTCAGTGCCAGGAGGCGCAGGTTTCCGACGGTTGTTCCTGGTACGTACGTTGCTGCCATCAGCAGGCTCCTGTAGTCTCATCTGCCCCTCGGGCGATTCGGGCGGCGATGGTTTCAACGCCGCCACTGTTGCCTTGAGCGCCTGGAGTTCTGCGAGGATGGCATCCAGGCGCTCGTCAGTACCGTTCGTTGCTGGCTGCATTATGACTCCGTCCCGTTGCTGGCAACTGTGCAGCGGTAGTCGGCGAGTTGTCCACCGAATACGTGCATCACCCCCCATTCGTAGCTATTGCTGTCGAACGAGCCGATGGGAACTTCAGTGTTGCCAGTCAGGCTCACGGCGTCCGGGCGGCGGCGGAAAACCGCAGGCGCGCCGCCCAGCAGCGACAGGAAGCCGACTTCAATCGCCGGGCGTCCGCTGGTGGGAGACGCGAACAGATACCACGAGGTATCGCCATTGGAGTCAGCAATGTACGGCAGCCACGGGTTGACCACCAGGGTCGTCCGGTTCGCCATCCAGTTCGCAGTCACAATCCGCTGCTCTTCGGCAGGGGAAGATACTGCACCCTGTCCCACGAGCCCGACCTCCAACTGTGTCGCATTCAGGATATTGCGCGCTGTGATTTCTAGAGCAGGCGGCACAACGAGCGTCACAGCATCGATGAAAATTGGCAGGCCATTCTCATCAGTCTGGTTCTTGAGCACCGCGTATGCCGTCTGCAATGCGCTAATCGATAACGTTGGGTTACTCGTGACCACGTTGTTATTGCCCACGCTATAGACAGCCGCGAGCGGCCCAGACGAGCCTGCATACAATTCAGTCACAAACTTCTCTTCACTCCGACGGGCACCTGCCGCGAGCTTGGTAGGCAGTCGATCAAACGCGCCCAGGTCGTCATTGACAAGTGCTTCCATTGTCAACTGGATCTTGCTGACGTATTTCTTGACGGCGTAATCGGTGAGCTCGCGGTCTTCCACAGCCTTATAACCTACGCCTGTGGTGCCTTCGGGTGCCTCGGTCAACAGTTGATCGCCGCCGTACCCCGCGAATGTCTTGACATCGCGGAAATCGGGCACCATCCGTCGCTCGGCGTAGGCTGTCCAGTCTGCACTATATACCATATAGTCCGCCGCCAGGCGACGAGAGAGGATGTCTCCGAAAAGGTTGGGGAAGTCACTCGTGCTCATTGCCTCACGCAATGGGATGCGTGTTTGCCGCGTGCGTAGGTTGTTCAGATACACCTGAGCTTCATACAAGCGTTGTTTGTATTCAGTTGTGTTCCGGTTGATTTGTGCATTCTGGCGGGCGAGTGCTTCAAATGTCGCTGCCTGCACCCCATCGGCCTCCATCAGGCCCGCAAAATTCAGATTGTTCATCACCGCACCCCCCGCGCCGCAATGGTGGCGCGCTTCTCATCCATGCCGCTAGCCTGGAACGCTTCTGCCAGTTTCGATTCAAAATCGGCGTCTGTGAGCACCGCAGGCGCGCTGGTGCCCATCCCGCGAATGATGCCCGACGGCGCGGCCTCTGCCAGTTCAACCCAGGCGACATCGCCCGCCTCCTTGATGTGTTTGCTGAATTCGGCATAGTCAATCGCCATGCCGTCTTCGGTAAACGGAATGTTGCGTTCCAGTTCCCGCGACAGACGCGCCACTGTGCGCTGTGGCAGTTTGCTATCGAGACGTTCCTGGATATAGTGCCGCGCCTCAGTCAGCAGGCGCGCCTGCCGCTCTGCCTTCAATGCCTCCTCAAGTTCCGTACGCACATTGACGTGCGCCTGATTGGTCTCCTCCAGACGGGCAAGCCGCTCCTGGAGTGCCGTGAGTTCCTCTGGTTTCACCTTGCCCCTCCGGACTTTTTCAATTGGTTTATCCTGGCGCGCTTCCATCAGGCGCGCCACCTTACCACCCGCGCCTGCACGGGTGACAAAATCTATGCTTTCAGCCCTGACAAGCTGCTCAATAATGCGGCCCTTGCGACCCTCCGCCTCGCCGGTGCGGTATGTGCCATCGGCGCGAATAGATACATCAAGGTCCTCGCCAATAGCCGCAATGAGCGGGCGGTGGTTGTTGTAGTACTCGATATCGGCATATAGCCCGTCATCCATCCATATCGCATCACTGGCGAGTTTGCCCGCCAGGTCGCGGATATCGCGCTCAGGCCGTTCGGACTCCTCGGTTCGCGTTGGGTGGTTGAGATAAAGCTGTGTGCCTGTGGTGAACACGTTTGGGCCGTCGCGGCGCAGCACCTCTGCAGGGTAATAGCCGCTGCTGCCCCATCCAGGCGTGATGATGCGGATGAGTGCGCGCCCGTTGCGCTCCTGTTCGCGCAATTTTGTTTCGGCAACAAACGACGCCTCCTCGATGTCATCTTTGTACGCTTCATCGGGCGTCATCTCGTCTATCATCTCTTGCAGCATCCTCATTGCATCCATCACACGTTGCAGGTTTTTTTTGTTGAGTTTGCGGCCTGCCTCCTGGATAGCGCTCTCTAGAGACGCGGCAGCCTCTTCAGCCTCAGCATAGGTATGATCATCGCAGACCATGTCTCTTGATGCCTCAAAGTCGAAGCGTGTGCAAATGTCGTCCCGGCGAAACTCGCAATTTCCGCAACGAGCACGAGCATCAGCAGCGCGATAGTTCGGCGCGTCTTCCTGCGATTCGGTTGTTGTGCTTTCTTCCTCTCTGTCCATTTGTTTTGCTATCCTCTCAGACCATCGTCGCCCAGCATCGCCGCCCCACAAATCCCAGGCAATGCGCCACGTCGTAGGTTCCCCATCCTCCAGGTCGTAATGCTCGCTACGATTGACACCATGACGGGCAAAGAAACTGACCATCCGTTGAATGGTATCTGCTGAGACGTTGCGCCCGTTTGCCAGGTCACGCGCGCGCGCGATGCCGACATCAGTGCCGCCGCGCCCGTACTCGTCTCGCCAGTCCAGCGCCCGCTGAGCGGCGTCTCGTACGCCTTGCGGCGGTGTGTAACTCTCAGCCTCCTGAGACGTGACGTTGATGTCGAGGGCAGTTTTTTGAGCATCAGCAGCGTCGCGGGTGCTGTGCCTGCCAACGACATCACCATCGTCGTCCTTCACGACACACCACTGGTCATCGCATTGACGGACGGTGTAGGGCATTACTGGATGTGCCACACCGAAATTTCAGCGCCCGTGCCGCCTGCCGCCGATGCAACGCTCGACATAGCGTAGCCGAAGAACACGCCAAGGCTGTTAGCATTCAGCGCGCTACTTTCGGAGGCACTTACGGTACTGTCGTAATAAATGGCGTCCCCTACTGCCACGTCGGCAGCAGAGCGGGCACCAACTGCGCCGACAAACGGCACAACGCGCAATGTCGCAACGTAATCGCCAAATAGCACACTCGTGTCGGTTGCATCATTCTGTCCGTCGCCCTCATCCGTAATTGCTACGCCGGTGATGCTATTCCAGAGCACCGGGTCGCCGCTCGAAGGCGTCGTCGGGTGTGTCACCGTTACCGAACGTCCATACGTGCTCAGGTACTCAGTAATGTTTGTTGCCATGCCCCCCCCTCCAGAGAACAAAAAAGCGGCGCACCCTCCCGAAGGAGAATACACCGCTTATCTTTCGATATTCAGTGAGAATATTATTGCGTTGGATCAGTGGTGGGCAGGGGTCAAAATCACGCGCGACTGGTTATCCATGCCCCGTTTACCACCAGATGGCCCACCACAGTCGATCCATCACCCGTATTATAGCACAATCACCCATAGGATGCAACACGCCGCCGTGCACTGGCCTGATTAAATCGTCTGTCATGTCAATACCTACTAATACAACACTCAATCTCACCATCGCGCCGTTCGCGCCTGGTGAGCAGGGTTCGCGGGAGATCGTAACGTCGCTCGATGAGCACCGCCAGCGATATGACCTGCGGGCGGATGCGCTGTTCGGACGTGGGCAGCAGTCGTGCGCATTCCACGAGTGGCGGGTGTAATTTCAGTAGTGCCTCGCGGATATTCTGCTGATCAGCCATCGCGTGCCCTCCTGTGTTGTACGGCGCAGCGGCAACCGGGAAATCTCGGCTCGTGGTAGTCGCCCGACGGGAACGCCTGCGCCATCGGTATCCAGCCCACCGCCGCGTTCTCCCGGCACCCATCGCTCACCCGATCATCGCCCGTCGTAATCCAACGATGCTGCATGCGGATGCCCTCCCGCGTGATGCGCTCCGCTGCCTGTCGTTGCGCAGTACCATATGCGTTCGCGGTCTCGGTCACAGCGACGAGTTCGGCACGATTGCGCAGGTGGCGCTGCGGTTTGGGCGTACTGAATTCAGCAAATCGATTGCGCAACTGGCGTGCCATCTCGGTATAGGACGTGCCCTGCTCCATACCCTCAACCATCAGCGTGCGAATATAATCCCGTGTTGTTTCGTTAATCATCGTGACACGTTGCGCGCCATATTCACGCAGGAACTGCACAGCTGCCGGATTGTCAATATCGAATGCAATACGAAATCCTATCTCCCTCTGGATATCCTCATTGCCGACAATCCACGCGGCACGCGCTGCCGCCTCGATAGAGTCTGCCATGGCCTGCTGTGTCAGGCGCACGGCAGCCAACCAGGCAGCGAGCCATATGTTCTCTGGCACGCTCTCCTGGAGATGCTCGGGGAACGTATCGCGCAACTTGCGCAACTCACGCAGGAATGTACGCGATTGACGTTTGAACGCATCTGCCATCGCCTGTGATAGGCGACGTTCAATGGGATGAAGACGACGGTCACGCTCGTTTGTGCCGAGTGATTCCGCAATGCGCTCAACGGTGGTCATGTCAGATTTTCCGTTCTCATCGATTCCACAATCAGGTCAACCTTAACCATACGATTATCGCCGCCCTGCTCACCCACCCATTGCCACAATTCCTGTTCATTATCAATGTTGAGGCTGTGCATTAAATTGCCAACCTCAGGCGGCAATGCATGCCGCGACCATTCCACGCCACCGTCCGTCAGTGTGCGCATAAACACAACACTTTCGGTACGTGTTCCATCAGGCGCAACAATCTCGATGTGCCCCCATTGGCGATCAAAAAGAATGTATGTGTTATCGTTTGTCATCGCATACACCTCCCCTCGCATCGATTCCACGGTTGATAACCTCACCATCAATAATCGTTGGAATGCGAAGGTCGAAACTTGCAATCAATGCATTGCCTGCCGACAAACGAATGCCGCCTGGGGCATTGTACAAACCGTGATCCTGTATAAAGGACATCTGACCCATAGCCGGAATAATGCGACCATCTATCGTGAGATGCGTTATTTCAAATGTATCCGGATTTTCGTACATTATGTATCCCCCTTTCGCATCGCCTCCACAATCCGGCGTGCTACCTCTTCCATGTCCGGCGGCGTGCCGTCGCCAAAATCACCCGGTGCCCAGTCAGGATACATCGCGTCAAGTTCTTTGTCCACATCCTCGACGCCCAGCGCAATGAGCAGCAGGCGCGCAACCGTACGGGCGCTCACCGTCTGCGATTGATACGCCGTGGTGATGGCCTCGACACGCTCTTTCACATCGATGTTGATGATCTCTGGGAAATCAATATCGATGCTGCTATCGTACGGGTCTCCCGTGTCCGGATTGGTATCCCAATCCAGGGTGATGGTGTCCTGCCCTGGATCAGCCTCGTCTGGTTCGCGCTCCACATCTGCCATATCTGCCAGCGCGCCGCGTGGTGCCAGCACTGCGTTCTTCACGACGTAACCGAGGATGTCTTGCAGCACGTTGCGCCACATCTCCTGGCGGTTGCGCATCATCAGTTCGGTGGGTCTGTCCAAGCTCTTCGCCGTGGCGTGGTTGCCAACATCAGCATCGCCGTAAAATACCTCAGGAATGCCTGCCGCTGCTGCAACCATCAGCAGGAAACGACGACCATCCTCCGGTGCAACCGACAATCCACGGATATTCAACGGCTCGTAATCGGCATCCTGGTTCGCCCGAATGAACGCGCTGCCGGTTGCGGCTGCCGGGTTTGTTTCGCGTCGATCGTGACTACTGATGGTTGAGGCAAATTTACTCTTGGCCTTTGCAACGCCACCGGCACCGCCGCCAGTTGTAACTTTGACAGCTATGCGACTCACGGCCTGGGTGTAGCTGTGAATGCTCTCCAGGAACACCTTGTATGCGCGTGCCCAATCGATCTGCGCATACACCGTTGACAGACCAAACTGCCACCAGGACATACCCCCCACCCTGACGTGGTAGATCGGCGCATCCCATTCAATGGCGATGCCGTCATAGGCATCGGGTTTGGTGCGCGGTGTGTAACGCCAGTCGGGATAGTATGCAGCGCGATACCCGCCCTGCGCGCCCATCTGTGTCCATCGGCGCAAATAGTACCAGGGTTCTTTTGCGTCGTCGGGATTGCATACAATATCCTGGATTTCGGCAAGAGGTACACTCCGCACCCGGACGCGCCCGCTGCGTTGGTTTGTGAAGAGCACAAAGAACAGATTACCCGACACTTGGAGATCGACATCCTTGCCCATCATCGCCTGTGTGCGCGTCAGTTCAGCCTGGTTGCGCTCATCATCCCAAAACGATTGAATGACGTCGTTAATCTCAGGATTTGGCGCGCTCACCTGCACGCCCTGACCGAAGGTGTAGTACGTTTTGATGTTGATGCCGCGCTGGATAAGCGGGTTTTTGAGGTACATAACCTCAGCGAGGTTCGCAACCTCCTGGATGGATTGACGCGTGAACTGGTCGCCGCCGCCGTGCAGTTGTTCCCAACGCGCATCCGGGCCGTACAACTCCAACTCAAGCTCACCGATACGGCTCTCCAGGAGTTGCGCCAGCGCCTCGAAATACGCACCCTCCGATGGTTGCGGTTGTGGCTGATATGGTGTGCCGTTCGGTAATACAAGCGTGCTCATAAATCTACCACCCCGATATCCCTGGAATGTCATCGGTGTAGTTGATGACATGCGTCTCGTGCGGCGCGGCTGTGATATGATACGCGCCTATCGCCAAACTCATTACGCAGTCCTGCACCAGGTTGCGGTCATCCCACTGGTACCCCATCAGTTCGCGGCGTTCCTGCTCTGTCCATTCGGCCTTGAGGCCGCCCTGCTCAAGGAGCAATTGCAACGCCTGAATGGCCTGCACCTTACTCTTGCTACTCGTAACAAACGGCTCAGCAGGCACGGCAAGATTTTCGATCAGAGGATCGCCGATACCGTTGCTTTCAATCACGAGCGCCCCGCCATAGCGATGCCACACCTGCTCTATGTGCTGCTGTATGACAGGATACGGTATGCGTTCTACCCGCTCGTGATAGACGCGCTGCACCGGCTGTACAGCCATATCAAACACGTTGATGACGGTCGCATCCTGCCTGCGTCCAACGTCTACACTGGTCAGGTATGCGCCCGTGCGGTGTGGCGTCTGCTCGCCTGTTGCACCGTCGGCAGCATTGGCAATGTCTTGCTCATCAAAAACCGCCGTATCGCTCTTCACAAACTGCGCAAGGTACTCTTGTTCAAATACGACACGTGGCAATTCTTGCCGAGCGGCTTCTATCTCTTCGGGGCTGATATGCGGGTTGGTACTCGTGGGCATCTGCCAGGCGCGCCATTGCGGATCACAACCCATTCCGCGCTGAAAACACTCCCAAAAAAAGTTGCGACCCCTCGGGGTGCTCAGCATCCACGCATCCCCGCGATAGTCAGTGAGGGTTGGCCTGATGACCGCTTGCCATGCGTCTGCCAGATCGCGCACCATAGCCGCCTCATCAATCACCACACGCGTATATTTACGTCCGCGCACCGACTCGCGTTCCAGGCTCCACATATCCACAACGCCTCCAGTTGTCAGTTCGAGTCGGTTTTGTTGTACCGACACTCGCGCCACGATTGGCGACAGGACATGCGACATTTCGCGCCATACCTCCGCCAGCATCTTGTAGGTCGGGATGAAATAAGCAACCGGCTTGCCATTTAATGCAGGATGGATGAGACGATCAATGCCAAGCGTCGTTTTGCCCCAACGCCGCCCGCAGGCCACCACATTGTAGCGCCTAGCCTCGCTGGTAACCTGCTGCTGTGCGCTATGTGGTACTATCAAGTGTATCCGGGTTGTCCTGGTTGTCCGGGTTGTTGACATAGACAATCTCGATTCGCTGCTTGCCATCTTGCTCTTGCTGTACCTTCTCCGGTTCATACAATCCCAACAGCTTTGCCTCATCTCGCAGCACTTCCAACACCAAACGCTTGTCTTTATCCTGTGCCGCTTGCTTACGCAGTTGCCGACGCGCTGCGAGATGTTCAGCCATTGCCGTAGCGCGATATTCAGCGGCTTCCTCGTCTAACCGCTTGCGAGCACGAGCAATGAGAGCATCAGTGCTGCGATCATTGGCTCCCCATTTTTTCGATGCATAACGATGTATATCTTGCCTACTGCTGCCATTGATGAGAGCGAGATACACCTCATTAATGCGCTTCTGGTATTCGGCTGCGGTAGGTTTGCGTGCCATATGCTAGCCTTGTTCTAATCTTTAATTGCAAGCCAACCTGTAAAGTTCATCCACCGCCAGAAGCAATCGACTTGCTGAAAGCCAGCGCTATGTAGCATTGCCTCATTCCATCGGGCCGTAACAGGCACCAGGACACCTTCCAGGCTTAGGCGTTTGCGTTCTATTTGTTCCTGGCTATATCCGTTACGCGCCTTCATCGTGTAATAGTCGCGTACCATCACATCGTCAATGTCAGCAGTTTCGCCCATGACCTTTTCAACAAGCAACAACGCGCCACCGGGGGCTGTGTGTCGATAAACGCTGCGGAGTATTCGCTGTCGATACTCGATAGGCACAAACTGTAAGGTGAGTACGCAGAGGGTAACACTTGCCTGTACATCAGGATATGACGTGCGAAGATCAGTATCCTGGATTGATACGCCAGGATGATTTACAAACCGCTCACGAGTCGCTTCAATCATCGGTGCGCTTGTATCGATGCCGATATATGAGCAATCGGTATCATAGCGGGCAACGAACGGCGCAAGCGCGGCGCCTCGTGAACAACCAAGGTCAACGATGTGTGTACCTGTCTGTACAAAGTGGCAACCGAGTTCATACACCGTTGTGCGCATCACTTCATATTGCGGGATGCTGCGCTGTAGCATGTCATCAAAAACAAGGGCAACATCCTCGTCAAACTGCCAGGTGCTTTTTGGAACTATGATATCTTGCATAATATCTCATCTCGTATCGTTGCGGCAATATGCGACATCATCACCGGCGGAACAGCGCGAGCAAGTCGCTCCCATTGCTGAGCAAACGTACCAGTAAGTTGGAAATCATCAGGAAAGGCGCAGATGCAACGTAGTTCTGGAATGTTGTATTTTCTAATATTTTTTTTACTATCCTCTATCATATAACTACTGAGATAGGCAGTAAGATTCTCTCTTGCCCCGTCAGATTGTGTAACAGTCGCTGCTGGCCTGTCACTCGCCTTCCAATTTTCAGGGTGACCGCCGAGCCGAATGCGACGAATGTGCGGAAGACATTCACGCACTGTATACCGATAGGGCAGCGGCATGGGAAACACGGGCGCAATATCCAAATCATTCCGCACCCCAACAAAGATGAGGCGCTGTCGCATCTGTGGAACCCCAAGCCATTGCGCGTCAAGCACCTGTGCCTTGACGTTGTAGCCGCAGTCCTTTAGGGTTTGCAGTATCAACTTGAAGTACCCTTTTGCCGAGCCTTTCACAAGTCCACTCACATTTTCAGCAACAAACACACGGGGTTGCAATCCTTCCAACAAACGCGCATACTCGAAAAACAGGTCATCAACACGTTGTCTTACATCGCTATACTGCTTGACTTTCCCCCAACCTGCCTCACGCTTGCCCGCAGTCGAGAACGATGCACACGGTGGCGAGCCGTCAAGCAAGTCGAGTTCACCACGCTGCATTCCTATGACACTTAGTATCTCTGATGATTGCACCTGTCGTATATCACGGGTGTCAAGTATAGTGTCAGGGTGGTTCAGGCGATACACCTCTTGCGCGGCTGGCACAAACTCACTAGCCCACAACACCCGAAACCCCACCATCTTGTAGCCAAGTGACGACCCGCCGCACCCGCTAAATGTAGAGATCGCAGTGTAACCATTCCAGGGCACGGCTGCAATTTCGTCCATAGATGGCACGCGATACGGTGGCTTATTTTGGCTTGCCTGACCATTCATAGCCGCACTTCGGGCAGCAGTAGTCTGTTTCAATGTTTTCGTCATATTCCCCAAACCCTTCCGGAGCGTCAACCTCTTGCGTCGTCAACCCATCGAGCAATGCGCTATACTCGGCATCGTCAAAGCCCATCGCAGCAATATCAAAATCGGCCTGCTGCAACTCATCGAGCAGTGCTGCCAGTCCGGCGTCGTCGGATTCAGCCCCGCGTCGCGTCTCGTTGTCGGCGACGAGGTAGGCGAGCGCCTGCTCTTCTGTCCAGTCGTCGGGCAGTTGCGTGACGCGAAGCGTGCTATAGCCAAGGTGCTGCGCTACCATATACACGCCGTGGCCTGCGATGATGGTATCGCCGTGCACTACAATCGGGCGCACCTGCCCGAACTGGCGCAGGCTGGCGGACAGTCGCTCAAGTTGCTCTGGCGGGTGCTGATTGTAGTTGCGCGGATGCGGTGCCAGCGTGTCAATGCCGCGTGTTGTCTCGATTGGTTCAGTCATCATTAACCCATTCTTGCCTTTGGTATGCCGAAAACCGTGCTATAATAGACATGGGCTAGACGCGCCTGATCAGCACGTGACAACGCCGGACTCTCCGAACGGCAGCCCCATTGATTATCGGAGACAACAGAACGGAGACTGTTATGCCTACCCTGAACCCCGACGGCTGGAGCGTCAAAGGCTGCTCGATTATCTATGCCCCACGCGGGCAAGCTGGCGAGTATTCCAGGCTGGCCACAAACCCCTATCGCGGATGCGGGCATCAGTGCGCCTATTGCTATGTGCCCAAAGTGCTGCGCATGCCGCGTCCCGAGTTTGACGCCGGTGCGGAGCCGCGCCCCGAGTTTATTGATAAGTTGCGCAAGGATGCGGTGAAGTACCAGGAACTTGACATCACCGAACAGGTGATGCTGTCGTTCACCACAGACCCCTACCACCCATTTGACAACTCGCTCACGCGTCATGTGCTGCAAACGTTGCAAGCCCATGGTCTGGGCATTTGCACGCTCACAAAGGGCGGCAGTCGTGCGTTGCGCGACCTTGATTTGTTCAGGCCAGAGCGGGATGCGTTCGCCAGCACGCTCACGTCGTTGGATGCTGATTTCAGCCAGAAATGGGAACGCGGTGCAGCAGTTCCCGATGATCGCATCAATACGTTGCGTCTGTTCCACAAGGCGGGTATCTTCACGTGGGTCAGCCTGGAGCCGACATTGAGTACCGAGGCCAGTTTGCAGATCATTGAGCATACGCACGAATTTGTTAATCTGTATAAAATCGGCAGGGCAAACTATCTGCCGATGACCGGAACGACTGACTGGGAGAGGTACACCCATCGCATTCTTGATTTGTGCCATCGCCTTGGCGTGCGGCATTACATCAAGAAAGACCTGCAAGGATATCTCCCGGTGGGATACGAAAACCCGCGCTATATCACACAGCATCACGGTTCGGCTCCTGCAAAGACTGAGCAACTCGCTCTACTATAAGTCCCTCCGCCTCGCAGCGTTGCAAGATGACCTCGCAGTATGCCTCGCTGATCTCGCACCCATAGCAGCGGCGTCCGGTGCGATGTGCCGCGATGATGGTTGTGCCGGAGCCGAGGAAGGGGTCAAACAACACCCCGTCAGTGCAATTTGCAATCAGCATGCGCACCCAATCCAGCGGTTTTTCGTGAGAATGGCGACCATCGGCATGTAGTTTGGTTATTGGGGCAACAAATACATCAGACAGGTGCTTGCCACGAGGATCAGGCGTAAATTCATATTCTCCGCGTGTATTGCGTACTATGCGTTCATCACCGACCTCACCGTAATGTGCGCCATCAAATTGGTAATTTGCAACATCCCCATACCAAAACGCGAATTTGCCTCGTTGCAACGGACGATTAGGGGTATACCACGATGTTACACAATCCCATACAAATACCCACGTAGGGGAGCCAAATAGCGTTATAACATCAGCGGCGCGTCGCCCATCGCAAAATGCCAGCACAGTACTAGTTGTGTCTGCTGTATACGACACGGCAGCATCCCACGGAGGGTCGTATATCACCGCATCCGCCCGCTCCCCCTGCATCAGCCGATCCACCGTCGCTGGGTCGGTGCAGTCCCCACAAATCAGGCGATGCACGCCACCGATGAGCCACACGTCACCCGGCTGCACGCGGCACGGCGCATTCTCATCGGGTTCAAACTCATCGCCGCCGCTGCCGGGTTCTGGCAATTCCGGCGTCAACCCATCCAACAGCGCGCTATACTCGGCATCGTCAAAGCCCATCGCGGCGATATCAAAATCAGCCTGCTGCAACTCGTCGAGCAGCGCGGCCAGTTCGGCATCGTCGGGTTCAGCGCCACGTCGCGTCTCGTTGTCAGCTACGAGGTAGGCCATGGCTTGCTCTTCTGTCCAGTCATCGGGTAGTTGGGTGACGCGCAACGATTGAAATGTGTCATGCCTATGCTCGCACCATTGTTCATAGGTATGTGTGGTGTCATCAAACACATATCCGCGTAACATCGCCTCATTGACCACAGGGTCAGCCAGCGCAGCAGCCGCCATCCACACACCGTGGCCTGCGATGATGGTATCGCCGTGCACTACAATCGGGCGTACCTGCCCAAACTGCACGAGGCTTTTGGCGATACGTGCAATCTGCTCTGGCGGATGCTGGTTGTAGTTGCGCGGGTGCGGTGCCAGCGTGTCAATGCCGCGTGTGGTTTCGATTGGTTCAATCATGGGTAGAACTCCGCCCCGTCCTTCTCCACCGTCAACCCTTCCGCCTCACAACGCTGTAGGATAATCTCGCAATACTCCGGCGATATCTCGCACCCATAGCAGCGGCGTCCGGTACGGTGGGCGGCGATGATGGTTGTGCCGGAACCGAGGAACCAGTCGATAATAAGGCCATTGTCTCTGCTGCTATTATTGATGGCGCGCTCTACCAGTTCAACGGGTTTCATGGTTGGGTGCAACTCTGATT